GATCATCGAACACAAGGTCAAGTATGACCACATGGAAGGTGAAGGAGTCTTGGTCATCACTCCCCAACGCGTAACCTTCGTCAGCCAAGGCCATGGCCAAAACTGGTCAATGCCATGGAATGATTTAATGAGCTGGCAACCTGCAATCAACGCCATGTTGGTGCAGCCATCCCAAGGACAACCCAAGGCATTCGTGTTCCGTGAAGCGGGCTATGTGCCAATGCAGGACACCCAGATCATCAACGCAATGATGGAAATCGCCCATGATCAGTGAAGTTTTAAAAATGAAGCCGAGTGATGCAATGAAGTACCTGATCGCCATCAGCGCCTGTCTGTTTATTTTGGGATGCGACTCCAAGAAGCCAGTCAAGATCACAGACAATTCCGATGACACAACCAAGCCACCAGTCGCAGTCAAGCCAAAGGCTGAACCAGCACAAAAGAAGCCGCCTGAACCTCCAAAATATCAACCATCAAAGCTCTTGCCGGAGGAGCCCTTGGGTGACTTCAACTTTGGGTGGTCAGGCAAAACGCTCACGAAGAAAGAGACCTTGCCCAAGTGTAAAAAAGGGTGGGTGGTTAAAGATATTGAGAAAAAAGGTGGACCATTTGGGCATTTGGAGAGAGTCAGCTGGCTATGTCCCAAGCTGAAAATATTTGGCAACACCGCCCTAGTTCACCTCATGACCTTCAATAAACAAATTAGCTACATTGAGGCAAAGGAGTTTAAGCGAAACAACAAAGCATTTAAAAAATTACCATTGATGCTCTGCACTAAACAGAAGGTGATCGTTTCGAACAAAAAAGAAATTCAAGAAAGTTTTGAGTCTGAAAGTTACATTGGTAATTGCAAGGGTTCTCACATCATGGTTGGTCATATTCAGGATCAAGTAACTGTTTTAATGATAGACAAAACGCAGCAGCTTCTCGACCTACTGCTTCCCATAATGCGTGAAGACATGAAGACACCCGACTACGGAAAGGTCTTCAAGCTGGGTGACTTTGAATACAAGGTCATCAGCGCGGAGTTGACCAAACAGATCGGCAAAAACCGATTTATCAAACAAAAGGCAACCAAGGGCGGCACCTTCGTCACCATCAAGTACAGCATCAAAAACGCGGACAACAAAACACGCACGGTGCTCACAGGCGACCTGGTGCTCAAGGATGCCAAAGGTCGGCAGTTCAGAGCGTCAAGCAAGGCCACCCGAGCATTGGTCATGACGAACAAGGCCGAGCTGCTCGTCCAAGAACTTCAGCCGGGCCTGCCTGTAGAACAATACATCGCTTTTGAGGTGCCCCTGGATTCAGTTGAGAAACGGAGCAAGCTCAAACTTATCATTCCCGAGAAGGGCATGTTGGGCACCAAGCAGGTCGAGTTTGACATGTGGTTCAACCAATAAGCGATATTCTCAACAAAATACGCAACACGCTGGCAGGCGGGCCGATAACCCACATGTCAGCGCCCCTCAGCCTGCTCCACGCGCCATACGGCAGTTAAGTTCGAGGGCGGGGTAAACGCAACCAAAGAAGAAGCCACGATCGCTTATTGCTCGTGGCTTCTTCTTTTTTAAATATCGTCGATATTCAAATTGAAATTATCGACGATATTTGAGACAACTTAATCACCGAGGCGGCACACAGCAGCTTCACAACTCAACGGAGACAACATGAAACGACTCATCCTGACAGCCCCAACCGCCCAAGAGGTCGAAGCCATCGAAAAGAAAATCGACGGAGACTTCACCAACCTCAAGTACCTCGGCAGAGGGCGACTCGAACTGACCTTCATCATGAAAGATACCACCGAGCTTGAGAAATTGCTCAAAGACCTCGGGATAGCCTACCAACTCAAGTAACCCAAAGGGGGAGGGTTACCCCTCCCTTTCTTATTATGTGGAGCACACAATGCAATACACGAAGCAAGACGGCACGATCGGCAACCTGCCCACAACTCCAGAACAAGAAGCGTTTGCTGCACGCGCGATGGAGCTGCTCGCCGATCCGTCCATTGGTGAAGTTGAGTTGAGCGCCTATCTATTTGGGGATAGCCCCTTTGAACACGTTCAATCTGATGGTGATGGCGGGTTGCGGGTCACGTCCGCGTTGATGGGCACACCTCAATTTTCATGGATGTTGGATGTCATGGCCCAAAAGATTGCCCAACAAAAACCCACTGGTGACGAATACACCCTCCCCATGAGTGAGGTATTGGAGCACACCAAAATCGATGAACTCACGTTGAGGCGCCTGGTCGACCGAGCGGTGCTTGATGCTCGTTTGATTGGTGGTACTTGGATATTCGCCGACGACACCATCCACAAAACCAACGACCTCGCACGCGCCTATACCATGACAACCAAGCAGGCCGCCGAGGCTTGTGGATGTGCGGAAGTCTCCATACGCAAGATGATCGAGGGGCAACGCCTGCCCGCCATCAAGATCAACGCGCGTTGGAGGCTCAACCCCGATGATGTTGATGCGATTGAGCTGGAAAACCGTGGACCCCGCAAGGACACCTTGACGGTGCGGTGTGGTCGCAACGGTGATTGGAAGTTGCTCTTTAAGGCCGACCAAAAGCTCGAAGTCGACGAGAAGTTTACAGGTGGTGTCGCTGGTACCATCTCAGGTCAATGGCACCGAGCTGTGGTGCTCACTGAGACCAAAACTGAAGGAGACGGACCACAACAACGTCGTTGCTTCCTCATTCGATATTCGCGCTCTGACCAGGGCAGTGAGTTGCATCATGGTGAGATGTTTGTACGTGGTTCGTTTAAAATCGAGGAACACACCAACAATCCCATTGAGTCAAAGAGGATGTATGAACGGTTTGTGGAGGGATTGGTGTGAAAGCAATCAGTGCAGACCTCAAAATAACGTCAAAAAAAGACGCTATTAAATTCACACAAGAAATATCCACAAAAAACATAACTCAACTTTACATTTGATTTCAACGACTTAAAGCAATAGCATTGGGCGCACATAAAAAAACTCACATGTTCGCTCGTGCTGCGAAGAGAAATAATGGGGCTTATGTGCTAAGGATTTCGAACTTTTGAACCAATTCAACACACTTTAAATCCAATAAAACCGCATGAAACCAACAACTCTTCAAGACATGTATACATCCAACAAGAACTGTCAATCAATTTGTGGAACAAGTGCAGTTGTTACAGATGAGCAATCAAAAGGCATTGGCCTAGGGTTTCGAAAAAGGACGCCAACTGTTGGTCCTGAGCTAGAATTTGTTCGCGAATTCCTCAATAACCAGACATGGTTCGTGCCTAAAAAATCAGGGTTGAGCATATTTATTGAACCTGAAATATGCGGATCATACCCAGATATTGTTGCTGTCGTTTGGAAGAAAAAGGCAATGCAAAATTGGGCGGTTGAAAGGTCTCAACTTGAACCGCTGGATATCAAATTGCTCCACGTCTTGTCTGGTATGGGGTGGACTTCGTACGAGTTTTTAAAAAAACTATTCCCTAAAACCCTCAGCGCTAACTTAGACAGAATAGAGGCAGCTCAACTCCTCATAAGACGAACCAACAAATGTAAGTTGAGGTCAACGCATCAATTTTTCGCAATTGAACATATATTTTCTATTGAAGCAAAAATGACAGGATCTCAACGATTGATAAACCAAGCCCACGCAAATACTTGGTTCAGTTCTGAATCTCACGCGCTAATACCAAAAACACAATCATCTGATGTGTTAAATCAAGCAAGGCAGCGAGGAATAGGGGTGATGTCGCATTCAAACGCCACCACCCAAACACTGTCCAAGCCAAAAGCGCGGTCAGCTCAGACTTCATACATTTCTTGGTTGCTAAATGAATGGATTTGGAGAATTCAACATTCACACAATGAATAAAAGGAATACGAATATGACAATCAACCTTAATTGGGTTTCCGAAAAATTTGAGTCACTTAATGATTTGGCTTTTTTGGCTAAAGGCGGCCAAAAAATTGTTTTATCAGGGAACCATCAGCAACACGGTAATATTGTCTTAAAACTCATTCAGAAGCACAAAGAAGAACGCCTCGACAGGGAAATCAAGGCAACCCAATTGGTGGACGCTATTTGGGTGCCAACCATTCACAACAAAGGGACTGTTGAAACCCCAATGGGTGAGTATATTTGGATACTTGAACAACGTATCGATGGGGAAAGCCTAAAAACAAGATTAGCCAAACACAAAACGTTGTCGTTCGCTTTGGCTCTAAAACTTTGCGATCAAATACTTAAGACTCTTGCTCTTGCAGAGCAACAACGCATTGTTCACAGAGACATCAAACCAGACAATATCATCGTTGATATCAACAATAACTTCTGGTTGATTGATTTTGGCATAGCCAGACACTTGGATATGGATTCTCTCACCGAGACAAGAAGAGAATTTGGAGTATTTACGCTCGGGTACAGTGCGCCGGAACAAGTTCGCAACAAAAAGGACAAAATCGACAACAGAGCAGACTTATTCTCTTTGGGAGTAGTTTTGTATGAATCATTAACGGGTCAAAACCCATTCCTGCAAAACGCAAAAGATCGCTTTGAAGTTATTAACAGAGTAGAAAGGCTACAACTACCAAAACTCAACTTAAAAGAGGACATTGAGTCATCATTTAGTGACTTTATATCAACATTGATTCAAAAACATCCGACCCAACGCCAAAAGAACATCCAAGAGGCTCAAGATTGGTTCGGTGAAATCAAAGAAACTTTGGAGGGAAAATGATATGGATTTTTATATCCAGTTCGGACACGGAATGGGTCAACTCAGTCAGGATATGACCAAAATTTGGGGAGGTGGCACTGTGGTGCTCAGCCCAAGAGACGCCACACCCAAGCAGCTTACAAAATGGGCAAAAGGTATCACCAAAACAAAAGGCGCTGAGGTATTACTTGATCCTCAGTTTTACTCACCAAGAAGCAATCATCACAAAATAATCGCCCACCCTTTTTGGCCATCCGATTATGAGACCAGCGAATTTTATTCAGAAGATTCTCAACTCAGATATCTAAATCAACTGTATGAAAAAAATCGGGAGCTTCAAACGTCGGCTTTTATTTTGCCAAATATGTTCGCATCAAGCTGGTCAGATGACTGGTTATCAATCACTGAAAGCATCTGCAAAGTCGCTTTAGCTCAGCAATACGAACTACCGCTCTACTCAACAATAGCAATTGGTGCAGAAATCATCTCCAATGATTTGGACGTTCAGAAAATTCTAGAATTCTTCGAAACTTGCAATGTTGAAGGGATCTATCTGTTGCCAGAAACCCCCAGCAATGAATATCTTGTGAGCGAACAAAAATGGTTTTCTGGCCTCATGGAGCTAGTGGCAGGGCTAAAGCTGATGGGAAAAAAGGTAGTTGTTGGATATACCAACTACCAAAGCCTTTGCCTTGGTGTTGCATCGGTAAATGCAATTTGTTCAGGCAATTGGCTCAACGTAAGAAAATTCTCTGTCGACAACTTCATGAAAAATGAAGAAGACACCCACCGAAGAAGGGGTAATTGGTACTACGCACCATCTTGTCTGTCTGAATGTAACCTGCGCTTTATGGACACTGCACAAGAACGTGCAATTCTTTCAGATCTCAAACCACCAGATTCATTTAACTGTACATATTCTGAACGTCTGTTTCTTGGTCCAAAACCCAACTCGGTTGACTTTAAAAGCAGTCCTGACTCTTTCGGACACTACTTCCAAGCACTTCGAAGTCAAACGCATAGAGTGAGGAAAGCAACGTATCAACTAACCAAAGACGGATACCTTGAACTCCTTGATGACGCATCAAAAATACTTGATAAAATGAATCAAAATGGTGTCATTATGGGCCGTAGTTTTTTTGAAACATTTGATGCAATACGCTCTGCCATTGCCATACTAGACTCAACAAGAGGGGTGATGTTGAAGCGAAAATGGGCGGAACTTCACCCATAATACTTGGCCACCCATATTTATTGATGCCAACAAACCAAAGAAGGCCTGGTCATAGCGACCAGGCCTTCTTTGTACCAGCGCTCATCTCATGCAACTGGTCACGGGCACGTGCTTAAAAGCACATTCGCACCACACCGAAGTGCAGCTCGCCCTTGCGAATATCGTAAGTGCAATTCTTGACCATATTTTGCGATGGGTCAACGCACGTTGCAAAGAATCACCCTTTATTGCACCGCCTACGCCGCCTTGTGCACGGGCATCCCCACATCCATGATTTCAAACGGCAATCCGGGCACCAGCTCCAACCCGGTCAGTTGCAACACCTCGCCCTCGGGTTGCGTGGTGCGACGGGATGCACGGCCTGCCAGCCCGCCTTCTTCCCATGTGTCTTGTTTGTGCTGATGACCACACACATACCCCATCGACTGATCGATGAGCACCTGTAGCAGCTCGTCGGCGTCAATCAACCTGTGGAACGCGTCATCCCACATCAGCCGGTGATGCCCCAAGACGACGTTGTGCAAATCTTGCACAAGTAAGACAAGCTCAAGGAGCTGGTCACGCCCGACCATGCCCTTGGCAATATCCACCATCCAGTTGCCAGATGTGCCCGCATTGGTGTCGATGCCAATGATGGTCACGCCATCCGCGTCATAGGTGCGAGGCCACTGGTCATTGCTGCGCCAGGAGGACACCGGATCGATCCACTCACGCCACATCTCACGCCCGACCTCCTGGCCGAAGCCAGCGTCGAGGCCCACGTAGTGAAGATCATGATTGCCGGGCACGGGGAGCACATCAAACCCTGCGTCGCGCAACTTCTCGATGAGGTTTGAGATGGCCCTGTATGCAGGTATCGATGGGGAGTCCACCAGGTCACCGGTGATGCCAATTACCCATTCGGCGCTGTTGAGATGGGTGATGATCCACGTCACAATCCATCGCAAAAACGCGTAGTTCTGCCCAGCGCCCACATGTGTATCACTCAGTTGCAACAGTCTCATCGTCATCCTCCACAGGTTCACTGATTTCATCCATGTCGACACCGGGCAATGAGCCTCGGTCGACACGTTCTCTGATCTCTCGGCGCACAGCGGGTGCATCATCGTTGAGCGCGCGCAATGCTTTGTCTCGCCAGAACTCGATCTCTTCTTTGGCCTCAATCAGTTGAGCCTCAAGAATTTCGGTGTTCTTGCCTTGCTGGGCCTTGAGTTCCGCGCGCAGCTCCGCGAGCTCTTGATCCTTGGATTTAAACCTCAACGCAAACCACGCTGCCAGGCCGGGTATCCACTTCTGCGTGATGGCCGGCACTTTCGTCGCCAACCACAGGATCAAAAATAGACCACCTGCGGGCCCGCCCCATTGTTGTATCAGTTCGCCAAGTTCAGGCGTCGCCGTCGGCGGTAGAGCCGGTGGTGTTTTTGGTGGCACGCCATCCCTCGTAAATTGCAATACCAATGGACATCATCATCACGCATGACCAGCACGCGACAGCAAAACCCTGACCAGATTTGGCGAACCCAATCGTCAGGATACCCGCGCTGGTAAACGAGGGGACAATAGAGAACAGGCGCCAGCGCCAATTGATGTTGAAGCGCCAGCACAAAAAGAACCCGATCAAACCGACCAAACCACTGAGCAACCTCAGCCAACCACCAAGCGTCGACGAGATGCCTGTGATGTCGATGACACCCTCGTAGGCATCCCACCCCGATGGCGGCCACATCCCCAGTCCAACCGTGCCGCTCCAGAACAGAAAAAACGAAACATAGAAATGCTCTCGGATCGGACGATGGCGCACAATCTCCTGCGGGTCGGCACCCTCCTGTTCTGCTGCCTGCTGTGGATCCATACATTGGTGTGGAATCGTAGCCATCAGATGACCTCACCAGTCTGCGCGTCGATGATCCCGAGCTGCGTGAGCACAACCCACGCGTCGTTGTAATACCTGATAAATTTGTAGGTTCGATCCTCACCATAGGTGCGCATCCCAAAAGGATTGCCCTTGCCCGGCCGGAGCGAGCCCGCGTTGTATGGTCCGGTCAACATCACAGGATCGTCATCGGGATACTGCCCCTCATATTTGTCAGCCCGATCGCGTAGGTATGCGGTGCCCAACATGATGCTCTTGTGCGGGATCGACAGGTCATCAATAGACAGTCGCTCTGTTTTTCCATCCCATCCCACGAAGACGCGGTTTTCGTTGTTCATCTGCTGGGCAGTGCTCAACAGTGTCTGCATCAGGCCGCGCGAGCGACGATTCGGTGTGGTCTTGTCCGAAACATAACCAGGCTCTTTACGGTCACATGCCGGGTCCATATGCGACCATTCGCCGGGCAGTCGAGTCGCCTCAATGAGTGCCATGGCGATGATGGTCAACGGATGGATGCCAAACCGCTCATAGGCTGCCAGCCAATCGTGCTTGAAGTCCGTCCAGGCTGTGAACGCGCTGATGGGATCGCCGCTCGTGCGAATGACACCTTCACCCTCGACCTCAATTTGGCCGGTGGGCAGGCGACGCCAACGCTTACCGTTGTTGTACTGGCGCCATGGGATGTCTGTTGTGTCGCACATAGAAATTCCTGTGGTTAAACCGCCTGCACTGAGACTGATATCTCGGCAGCTCGTGCGGCCTGGTTGGCATCGTTTGCGATGTGTACGCCGTTGCTCGTGTCGAACGACGTGCCCGACCAATCCGGTCCAGGTAAGACATTGAGATGTCCCGCCACACCTGGCGCGTTGTCGCCTCGCACGTTGCGTTGCGCGGTCCTGATGTCGGCCTGACGCTGTGTTGTCGCATAGCTCGGGTCCAGAATCTGAAGCACTGGCACGAGCAATGGCGCATCGAGCTTGGTGTCAGTGCTCGACGCGATCGAGCGCAGCGTTGCCTCATAGCTCACGGTGGATGTGCCGATGTTGGTATCGGTCTCACCCTGCCAGTAGAAGACGCACAGACACACAGGCCCATCGACAGCAGGGTCATAGGTGTCGGGATCGAGCATCTGTGAGGAGACGATCAGTCGATAGAACCGATCCCACAACGACGTCTCAGCGCCCGCATATGGCGCGGCGCCTTCTTCAAAGGCAAAGCCCGGCGTCGAGCCACGCCCCTCAATGTGGAGGTTGACACGGCGCCCTGTTGCGTCGGTGTAGTGAGTAAGGAAGTTGGGGTGCCACGATTTGTCGGAGGTGCCCAGCGGATCGACTGGCACTGCATCGGAGGGATTGCGAAATGCACCGAGGATCGCGCCCACATATGACTGCACATTATCTGCACTGCCCAGGCCATTGGATTGGCTATACACGCCGATATTGTCACCAGCGCCCACTGTATTGGAGTCAGTCAACGCACCGCCAAGGGCCCGCACCTCAAGCGTCCCCTCACCTCGCTCCACGTCGGTGAAGTCGTAGGAGAACGTGCCACCTGAGACGGTAGTAGTTTGCCACCCGCCGCCCGCATACTGCACTTCTGGAGCGCCGCTTCCGGTCCAGATGCCTCGCGCTCGAATGGTGGCGCGGTCTGCATTGTTGGAGTCCGTCTGGAAGACTGTCTTATCAGGGGTGGTCAACTCCAACCGGATCGCCTTGATCTCGGCAAGACGCTTCATCAACAACGACTGCAACGTGGCGAACTGCTCGTCGTCAATGTCTGTGGCCTGGCCTGCCATATAGACCAAACCATTAAACAACGACGCGCCACCAGGTCGACCGCCGATGCCGACCTTCAGGCTCGTGCCCAAAGCATCGCCCCCTTGAGCCAACTCACGCACAGAGACATCATCGACAAACACACCCCCGCCAGAGGTCGTCTGGCGCCATGTGAGCACAAATGGCGTCCCCAGCACGTAGCCCGCCGGGATGTTGACCGCGATAGGCTTGTCCGTACCTCCCTCGTGGAAAACCTCAATGATGCCGTTGCCATCGGTGCGCATTGAGATCCCGTTGGACCCCGAATCACTCGACATGATGTAGCCAGTGTGGGCGCTATCTACACGCACAATGGCAAACCACGTCCGGTCGTTGACCGCCACAGGTACAGTGTTGACGGTTTGAATGCACCCTGACGTGCTGTCGAGCGCACCAATCCCGTTGTATGTGGGGCTGCCTGATGCCTCATACTCATAGGTTTGACCGACAGCTCGCGCAATTGCATCACCCTGCACGGTCACGGGTTGAGTCTTGCCTGCGTCCTTGAACATCGACGCGCTTTGGGCATCAAAGAGGAAGTCGGTAAAGTCCGATATCTTCTTCGATACGGCGCCACCCTGAGCGCCAAAGAACAGCTCACTCACGCTGAACCCACCCACCCCGAATGTGTCTTGGTCGAGGTTCATCGGATGCGTATCACAGTGACGAGGATGGTGACGGGGTTGTCGGAGACCAGGTAGCGCGGGCCTGAGTTGGCCTCGTATGTGCCGCGCTGGACGCATTCATCGCCACCAGCGGCAGCAGGCACCATCAAACCGCGAGTCTTGCCGGTGTCATCTGCGTCATGCACGAGCCAGATGTCCTCGGCTCGATTGGGCTCAAATGAGTACGTGATCGCTTCGGCAAAATCATCCTTCCACGGGATCAGGACAGGAGTGGTTGAGACGTCGACGCTGTGTCGTGAGATGTTTCCAATGGCCATTGCGTCAGCTCCTGACGTTGTAGAAGAGGTTGAATCGAGCGATTTTGAGATGCCCCTGATTGGACGCGTTGCGTTGAATCACAAGCGCAGGTCGCAACACGTAAGTGGCGCTCAGCTTGGATCGGTTGCCCATCTGAGACTGTGATGACCACGTTGTGTTGGAGTCCAGGCTGGCCAGCGACGTACCAAGTCGATATCCCAACGCAGTCGATATGCCGTGTGGTCCAACTGCCACGTCACCGGCAAACCATTGGAGTCCAAGACTCCCCGAAGTCGGAGTCGCCTGGAATCGGTTTTGATAGAAGCGAAATCCACCAGACTCAAAACCAATTCCTACCCCTGCCAAACCACCAGATGACCCATAGTTGGTCACATCCGGAGGAGCCTGGGCAGTCAGTGGGTCACCGTCGAGATGGATGACACCCAACATCACAGCAGCGCGTGGCAACGAAAGATCGGTGCTCATCACAAACGATAGATTGACAGATGCAATGGCGGGTTCAGTAAGATAGAGCACCACAGGATCGAAATCATCGGCGGCGCCAGCGTCGACCATTAGTTGCGTATCGACGCGCAGCTCGCCGCCATCCTCGACGAGTCCCGCTTTGGCCTGATCCAGAGTGATACCTGTCGATGGACCAAGCTCCGCACCGGGGAACAACGCGTCAAACGTTGTGAAGTCACCATCGAAGGCAATCTGCTTCATCCCCGCCTCAGAAGCAGGCAAGGCCGGTGGCTGTGGATTGACGATGATATCAAAACTCATCCGACGATCCCCCTGCCTACCCACACACGTACGACAGGCATGACGCTGGCGCCATCACTGGCGTGGCCTGCCACGTTGAGCGTCTGCACATGCACGCGCGCACGTGAGGCGGTGTTGAGGCGTCGATCGTCACCATCGGTGTCCAGGCCATCGAACTTGCCATTGCCTGCCCGCCGCCATGGTGTTGGTGCTTTGGCCCCATCGGCCATGGTCCGCACGATGTAGTCGCAGCTGATGGCGTCAGCCTCTACACCAAGCACACCGGCGGCGTCCGAAGACCAGTCGATCGAGTAATCATCCTCGCCCTTGCCGTAGAGAATCAAGGTGTCCACGACACCATCATCATCCAGGTCGAGAACTTCAGCACTCACCAAAACAGCCGCGGCGGGCGTGGCTTCAATGTCAGCCTTCAGACCGAGCAGGACATCACCATCATTGACAGCACCTTCAACGTCAGCGTCGTAGCTGACCGCGTTGCCATCAATGCTCAGCCCCCACGTGTCTGTGAGACCGCTCGTTTCGACCGTGATGACACAACGGCGACGGTGGATCTCATGACGCAGATCCACCACGATGGTGGTCGCGATGGACCCATTAAGCGGCACACCCGCGATGGTCGAAGCAGGTCGACCTGTGTGATCGACCTGCTCTTCCCATTCGGAGACGGCGCCAGCGGTGCGCAAAACGGCCTCATTGGCCAGTGCGAATATATCAGTCATGTGGCCTCAAATCGGTTGCAACAGGTTGTGGAATGGGCGGCGGTAGCGCTCGGTCCCATCGCAACGCACAAACTGGCCACCTGGACCAAGGAGTGTGTGCGCGACAAGGCGAGCTGCTTCGCTGGTTGGGTAAAACACGCTGACGCCATCAGTCGCGATGCTGTTCTCGCCAGCATTGGCCTGTGGCTCGACCTCCACCTCCATGATCAGCTCAAGGCCGGGAAGCTGGTGCACATACAGATGCGCGTTGCCCCCCTCGCTCGTGGAGATGACCATGCGGTTGTGAGGCATCAGACACACGTCGTGACCAATGGTGCTGTGATCGATGACACCCACATCCATGAGCGCGACATCACCGTCGGTGTGTTGGAGCGCGAACACCTTCGCGGTGTTGGTGGTATCTGGCGTGCCCACGACCACATAGGTGCCATCACACGAGATGGAGCGTGGTGGGTCGCCTGCCCATGTCTCTGCGCTCAGGATGGACGCCAGGTTGTGGGGCATGATGTCAATGCGGCCTGCGCCCCCGTCATTGTACGCGGCGTAGACGTACTGCCCATCAGTGGTGAGTGTGCCGTTTGTGACGTTGGTGGTTGTGGTCTGTTCGGCGTCCACGGCGCCCACATAGCTGGCGATGTCAAATCGACGCACGCGAGACGTCGATGCACCACCATCCTTGCAATAGATGAACGCGTAGGTGCCATCACAATAAACGGCGGTAGGCGGCGTACCTGAGTTGAGATGGTCCACGACACGCGAACCATCACTGAGCAAGAACACGTCCAGCGTGCTCCCCCAAACCACGCCCAGGTGCTTGCCATCACTGTGCAGGTCAACCACTGGCTCGGCGGCGTCGGGGGTGCCGCTGAGTGTAAAAGTTTGCACAAGGGATTCATCTGAGATCAAACGCTGCTCGATGGTGAACACATCACCGGCGCTACGGCGCGCGAGGAACAGATGCAACCCATCCGTATCCAGCGCCACGACGCGATCACCTGCGAGCGCACCCGTGGTCTTGCCCACATATTCGGTGGAGACATCCGGCGCAACGGACACCGCGCCGCGACCGGCGGTGGTACCATTGATGGCAGCCTGCACGGTGGTAAATCCGCGCGAGAGGTTGCGCAGATAGTCCAACCATTCGCCGATGCCTTGCATATGCGCGTTGGCCTCTTCAGCGGTCCACGGCGAGTTCTTGGGATACCCTGCGCCCTGTGACCCTGCGGGGAAGACCACGTCAGCGGGATCGGCAAACTGCGCCCAGGTGAAATCATATTCTGGTTCGCTCAAAACGCCCTCGCCATTGGTGTGCCGAATCCATCTTCGGTGTTGAGTGTGAATTGACCTTCGACGACCTCCACCAGGTCAAGCGCGTATCCGCTGCCATAGACATCATCCATAAGTCGACGAATGCGTCGGTGCATCGCCTCGCTCATGCCGCGCCCACGTCGTGCGGCCATGCGAATGCCCATGGGGTGCCTGTACCAAAACTGCACCGTGGACGGCGCGGTGAGCAGGCCAAACACGCGGATCATGTGGTCACGAGGTGCGAGCCCACGAGGTCTGCGTCTTGCGAGAATGCGCGCAGAGATGACCTGGCGGTACTCGTCTTCGGACAGCGCGCCCTGCTCCTCGCCGACGGCCTCACCGAGCTGGCGCAAGACATCCTCACGCGCATGGTTGAGTGTCTGCGAGATGTAGAGGCCAAAGACCTTGTTTTCGAGGTACTGCGCTTCAGACATGCACGCGGCCAAAAACGCCAACATGCGCGGCTTGTGCCGGTATGTAAGCAGGTCTTCTTTGGCCAAGGCTGTGTGATTGGGGATGTGCTCTATCATGCCACCCCCACAGACACGTCACTGAGTGTCACGATTTCGATGATGGAGGGGTCGACATCTGCGGCGGTGCCATTGAGCGTCACGACCGCGGCCTTGACGCCCTCGACGTTGGCGATCAGACAATTGATGTTGAGCAGGGTCAGCGACTCCGCCACGTTGAGGGTCGCCACGTGCGCCTCAATCGCATCGGAGATGAGCGTCATCACATCAGCCAACGCAAAGCCTGGCTTGAGCGTCACCAGTACGATGACATCGACAGACAGCTCATCGGCCCAATCAAATGCGATGGGTACAGATGTGCCATCCTCAGCGTTGACGGTGCCTGTGACATCCGTGCCGATGCGCTGGATCGGTGGAGATGAGATATAGATGGCCTGGAGCACATCTTTCTTCTCGTCGTCTGTGAGGGTATTGGGGTGGACGACCACATTCATCGACCGCGCGGGGATGGTGCGCGCTGCGATCGTCACTGGTGCCAGGGTGATGTTGTTCAAGACCACCACACCCTTGACCGCAGGCACGGCTTCTTTGATGGCCTCTCGCGTGGCGGGCGGTGACAGCTCACCTACGCGGGCATCTTCGGCGAGGATCTTGTCGAGTACTTCACCGTCATCCTCGCGATCAAACCCTGGGGTGGCAGCGACTGCATTGGTCACAGACGTCCATCCGGTGACAGGCGTTACAATGGTCGAGACTTCACCAGCAAGGGCCGTGATGGCACCTGTCTCGACTGCCTCAAACGTAGAAACGATGGAACCGGCTGCGGGTATGGTAACGTCTTCCAGCAGGCGCCAGATCGCGTTGCCTGCCTGCCCGCCGCCCCTGATTTGTCGATTTGCTGGGATGTTTGTGCCGGGGTCACCTGTGATGGTACCGGGCACTCGTGAGTTTGTGGCGACCTGGCGTTGTCCGCCCTGGAGCTGTAGGAGCGTATCGAGCTGAATGCCTTTCGCGTTATTGCGGTCACGGCTGTCGTACACCGCCTGCACGACTTCATCAATTGCGCCCAATCGTCGCCCAAAGATGACGGTGAGGTTTCGCAAGACGTCTTCACGCGCCCAGTCGAAGGTGAGTCCGGTGAGTCGCTCATATTCGCCCTGAATGTCGGTGATGTAGTCATCGGCACGTTTTGCAACGTAGCCCTGTGGGGTCAAGCTCATGATACGCTCGCACGAGTGATAACAATGCCTGGTTGGGCATTGCCGGAAGATCGGCCCGAATCAAATGTCAGGCCGACTACGGTTTCACTGGCGAGTTGTACGGAGGCAGTATAGCGGACGGTGTTCTCCGATAACAGAGTGATTTCATCCGTGAGCACTCGGTCAACGCCATCGGTGCCCTCCACCTCTCGACGCACAGTGCCGCGCATCTGCGTCAATGGTGGCGGTTTGACAGCACGCCACCCGAGATAATTCAGCCCCACGGTGTCATCCAAAACCCACTCACCCAAAAACGTACTCACCCGCGCCCTGATGCGCTGGATGGTCAGGTCATCCCCTGTGATGTGGACAGGGTGCAATGGCAGGTCATCGTTTTCGTCAAGGCCGATATCATAGCTCATCACAGGCTCCCTTTGATGCTGTTGAGTTTGGTTTTGGTCGAAAGCAAACTGGTCCTTATTGGCTCCAGCGCCAGCTTGAGCACACCAGCCGCACCTTTTACGCCTGGGTCAGTTGCGGTGTTTAAGCTACCGGTAAACACAGTCAACGCCGCCTCCATCGCGACAACTTGCGTGGCCAGTGATTCAACCTGGTCAACCAGCTCCACGGCAGGCGTGCCGATGGCTACGGTGGTCGAGGTAAGTTTGAGCTTTGCGCCTGTGGCAGAGTCGTGGCCCAACACCAACGCGTTGTCAGTCGCCACAAATGACAGCGGGCGAGCCTTTGGCCTCGTGCCTGGATACACCACGGCGTCCGTCAGATCGTGCTCTCGCGGGTCACGCGGCGTGATGTCCTCACCGTCTCCCCCGCTCCACTCATCAATGGAGCGATCACAGACAAGCAGCAACACCCGGTCGCCCTTCTTGAGTGGCCACGCAATCGCGAACCCTCCACCAGAGGGGAACATCACCGGCGCATTGGCCACGGGCGGCAACCTCTTGTGGATAACCTCTTCGTCGACGATGTCATTGTCACGGATGACAGGTTGCACACGCGCTGTCTGCGTCTTCGCGTCATAGGACTGCACGATGCCCGGCGTGATGGTGCGGATGAATCCGAGCTCATACGCGATCGAGAGGTCGATGAGGTCGCTCTCATCCAACCACTCGGAGATATTTACGGGGGCTTTGCTCACAATGCCCTCCCGATGATGGTGGTGGTGAACTCATCGTCGAATCCGCTGTCACCCTCATGCACCACATCGCGGGCCTTGTACGCGCGATAGTTTGGTGGTTGGTGTGTCGTGAACCGACGTCCTGGTCGCATGGTACCGTCGAGCAACACCTTGGCCTCGACACCTTTTTTCTTGTACGCCACGGAGAGCAGCGTGCCTGATTCGGTCGAGTACTCTGGCACGGTGTTGGTGTTGTAGGTTTTGCCCTTCTCCAGCACTTCGAGCACGTTGTCGGTGACTGACCACTGCGCATCGGACATGCGGGCGAGGCGATCAAGCGCGCGATCAGCTGGGCCGGTCAACGTCAGTCCCTGCGAGAACACGATCTCGGATGAGATTTGGATGACACCGCGAGGCAAGCCCAACTGTTGCTCAATGTGCTCGAACACCTCAATGGCGGTGACTTGATCTTCAAAGCAGATGTCGAGGATGGTCTCCTCGAACTTGCGCTTGCCGTCGAGCGCCTCGATGACCAGGAGGCGATCAACGCCTTCCTTTTCTTCCTTGGTGGCCTTGATGACGGGGTTGCCTTGGAACAACAAAGTAGGGATGGCATAGCCCGCTCGAAACCGCACCAACGTGTCCTTCTCGCGCGCCAGAGAGACCACATCTTTGGGCAGGTTGTAGATCTCGAATGAGCCAGTGTTGAGGCGTCCGCCTGGTTTGTGGTGGACACGAAAGCGCATGTGCAGATCAGACCATTGCCGACCGCGCTGCCCCGGTTTGCCTATCTCGAAGATGGTTTGGCGTCCGAACTTATCCATCAGTCCAACTCCACGGTAAGCGCGAAGGGTGATGTAAGATCCACAACATCCAGCTCATCAGCGAAGACCTCGACAGCCTCCAACAAACCTGTCCCCAAGTCCTCTTGCTCATAGTCGACGCGACCCAACACAAAGAGCGTGGCGGGCAAATTGCCTGGCAATGACAAACCAAGGAACGGCCCGTATCCAGGCGTCAGGCGACGCCCTAACACAAACGGCTCTTCGTCCGGCCAATACAGGTCGATGTACCATCCGTTGAGACGCTCACGATAATACAGCCGACCAAAGAACAGCACGTCGCCAATGGTCAGCTCAATATCCTGTGAGGGGATGCTGCTATCGAATTGAATGATTTGCATTACTTCGCCGTGAATTTATCGACACCGAGCGCCTTAACAACCTTTTGGCCGGTCTTGGTATCGTTCAGCACTGCCAACTTCGCCTTGAGCTCATTCTCTTTCGGCGAGCCCTTTGGGATGACTTGCTTGCCTGGCTTGCCTATTTTTTGGGTTTTGGACGCGCTGGCCTTTGCGCGCTTCTTGATGCGCTCAGGAGGCAGGTCAACGAATGATTGCTTGGCGATCTTCACCGGACGCACCGTTACTTCGAACATGATCGCGCTCTGGCCAGTGAGTGAGTGCGGATAGCGCTCCAACATCACCGGGTAGTACGTGGCATAGCCCTCAATGATCATGACCAACGGTTTGCCACCGAGGCGCTCAAGCCCTTCAATGAGGCGACGCTGGCGGTCAGTGTCACCATCACGCCCCTTCTTGCCCTGGACTGCCATAAACGTGATCGGCGTGTTCAGACGCTGCGCATGGTCTGAGACAGGGTTGCCCTCGGCAATGGGACGGTTGCTGATGCGCCACGAGGGGTCGAGATCGATGTTGGTCTCAACGTCAAACTCCACGATGTCGCCACCATTTTGCAGGATCACAGTGCCCATTTACGCCCCCTTCAGGCTGGCTTGTCGGTTGATGCCACGACGCACATCTCGACCCTGCCGCATACCATCACCGCCACCGCCGACATTGATGTTGTAGGTGTCGTTCGACGAGTTATTGATCGAGCTGTTGTTGGAGGTCTGATTGTTGATAGAACTCACTGCCCCGGCCTGCCCGCCCACAAATGGCCTCATGCTGGCGTAAAACCCGCCAAGGCCCGGCAGGTTGCTCAGTTTGGCGAGGATGCGATCAGCGCCCTGTTGCGCATCACCCAGGAACTTGCTGATGTACTCAAAGCCCGCTTTGATATAACCAAAGAACGTCTCCCAATAGCCCTGAATCTTGGTCAGCCATGGCCTGATGCGATCGTCTATTTTCGTGAGATACTTGTCCCAATTCTTGTCGAGGTCCTCGAGGAAATCCGCCAGTGCATTGAACATCAGCGTGGCGCCATCAAGCACGTTTGAGAGGAAGGGTTTGACCCTCTTCCAAATCCATCCCCAGACCTTTGAGGCATACTCAAAGAATACCCGCGCGTTGGCCTTGAGTTGGTCCCAAATGGCGCCGCCGATGCGCTTGAGCACCCGAAAGAACGCCAGCGCTGCGCGCTTGACCGCGTTAAAAAACGTCGCCAAACGCCCCAGGTTGCCGCCTGCCTTCTTCCAGTTCTTGAGCACACGTCCGGTGATGGAATCACCGCCACGCATCCACACGATAAAGTCTTCGATGAGCAACGTCACCACCGTGATCCAGCCCACAACAAAGGCAATGGCTGCCCCTATCTTTAGAAACGGCACGACGCCAACCGCAGCAATGGCCTTGAGAATGCCGCCAAAGAACGTAAAGACGGCGATGAGCTTGTTGAGCACAAACAGACCGCCGAGCGCACCGACCACCGATGCAACCCACGTCGCGATCTTTTTGAGACCGTTGATCGCGCTGCCATCCCCATACTTCTTGAGCCAGTTGTACGCGCCTTTGGCCTTCTTCTCGACCTTCTCGAAGAACGAGACCACCTTCGTCTCGATCATCTTGCGGTGTTTGATGCCAAGGTCGACAATCTTGCGCGTCCACCTGGTCAACGTCGGGATCATGCGCATGGTCAACCGGCGTCGAAACCCTGTAACCATGGCGTCGAGTCGAAACAACTCAATGGAGTACTGGCGCGATTTCTCGATCGCGCCTTTGTCCAGAATCACGCCCAGGCGCTCAGCCTCATCCCCGTATTGCTTGATGCCCTTGGACCCCTGGATCATCAGCGGGAGCACCTTGCGCCCCACATCATCACCGAGGATGCGCACCACCGAGCTGTTACGCTTTGATACATCTGTCATCTTCGAGATGCGGTCAGAGTACAGTTCCCAAACCTCCCACGGCTTCTTGCCCTTGAGGTCCTGGACCGTCACACCGGCGAGCTTGAAGTCATCGATCATCGACTTCGCGCCGCCCTTGGCGTCTTCGGCCTTGTCCGCGATGGTGTTGAGGATGTCGGAGAGGTCGTTCTGGTCGAGACCAAATCGTTTCACCGCGTGCAAGTACTTCTGATACCTGTCAGTGGTGATGCCGAGCGCATCGGCCTGCTGTTTGATGGCCTCGGTCTCGGCTGCCGTCTTCTTGGCGTTGTCGAGGTGCTTCTTGCCCACAGCCGCCAGGCCAACGCCTACAGCTGCGGTCAACTTCAACAGGCCACCGAGCACCTTCTTGGTGCCATTGATGGCCTTTTCGTATCTCTTGAGGTTGGTTGCATCAGCCTCTACCCCGAACTTTGTCATAACCTCGCGTACTGTCTCGTTTGACATCACGTCTCCGTGGGCTGATTGGCTTCACGCTCATAATCTCGAATATCCAGCGCCACGTGCGCTTGAACGATGCGGGGCAGGCGCCATTGATGAATCGCATCCAACTCACCAAGCCCCTCAAGCCATGGTCTCAGTCGCCACCAGTCGAGTCTGTACTCTCTGGCGAGTCGAGCTGATTCGGCGTGCTTGAATTGGTGGTTTCGGCCTCGTTGTCCGAGGCTATATCTAAAAAAACGAATAGCCCTTCATATGACATGATGCGCCAGGCCGCCTCGAACAGCTCTTTGTAGTTGCGCATGAACGCTTCGTTGTAGTTCGTCACCTGACTCAATGACTTGCCATCACGAAACGCCATCTTGAACAGCGGACGGATGCGCGAGAGCATCCCTGGCACCATAATGCCAGCGCGAACCGCACCGGTGATTTGGCTGATGTTGACGTGACCAAGCACCGCCTCAATAACACCGCTGTTTAAGGCGTAACTGAACAACTCGTCGTTGCTCTTGCCTTTGAGTTCGCCGCTCATGTATGCGTTGACCAACCCAACGATCTGCTCTTTTGAACGCGTCAATGCCTGGATGCCCTCGGCAACAGGTTCGACAGCGAACGAATTGATCAAGGCTGCAAGCTCAATGAAGTCATCGGGATCTGAGGGGTCGACTTTATACTCGTGAGGCTGCCCCCATCGGTCTTTGACTGTGAATGTTTCGGTTTTGTGCTGCATGACGCTCTCGATTCAGTGATGTACAGGTAGCGGGTGGGCTGGCGAACAACGGAAACAGGACTCAGAACAGGTTGAACAACCCAAACTTCTGGTTGCGCTTGCCGTTTGGCAGGATGAGTTCAAACGTCTTGTCATGGTTTTGGCCGTCTTTGCTCATCGATGGACGCTTGAGGAACGCGGCGTGCGGATCGGACAGTACGTCGCCGTTATTGAGGTCTTTGAGCATCAACGGCCAATCAACCGTACGGAAGCTGTCGAACTGCTTCTGCATCAACTCTGCGAGGATGCGATACTCCTTGGTGCTGCCAAGGACGTGAATCTTCATCAACAGCACGTCGTTGACGTTCTCGTTGATGATGACGTGACCAAGCCTACCGACGATGTACTCGGCGTCGGCGCTGTGCTCCTCAAGCTCAACGAAACCATTGGTCGCACCACCGCCGATCTTGTGGATGCCCATGGTCAACATCACCGCACGGAGTGTCGCCTGCATGGCCTGTTTGTTTGGTGTAAGCATTGAATTTCCTTATGCAAATAGCCAGATGGCCAGTGATATCTTATCTGGAGAGGTTGATCGTGATGTTGAACTTGCGCGCGTTTCCTGCGTACCGAGCGCTGCCTGTAAGCGTGAGCGTCTCAGCCGCAATGTCTGCATCGGAGATGGGTGGGCGGTCAAACTCAGCCGATCCTGGCAAGATGTGGCCTGCTTGCTCGGCCTGTCCGGCAACGCCAGCTGCGAGGTTGAGCAACAGGTTTTGGCCACCCTCGTCCAAAACCCACTTCTCGAAGATCTTGGACAACTCGACCTTCGTCGTCGCGACCTCTTCGAGCAGGCGGGCCTCAAACCAATCTCCAGTGAGGATCTCATGGATGGCGCGGCCCTTGGTGTTGTGGCCAGGGTCGACGAAGAACGGCTCACCCGCGTAAGGCAGGCCGAAGTTGATGTTGTTGTCTGCCAAAAACCCGACCTGCGTGGAGGTCAACACGCTGGCATAGGACGCCACGCCGCCCAGCGGCGCATCCCATGGCGCGCTGTTCACATTGGGGTCAGCGGCGAGGCGGTTGGACAGGTACGCAAGATCTGCAAACTGCGTCGCGGTGTCGTGGTAGATGCCGATGGAGCGCTCACGGTTGGCAGTGTCTGCAAACGCGGCGGGCTTGCCAGATGTCAACCAGTCAGCATCGCCGCTTTGGAACACAAACAGCTTGCGCATCGACTCCACAGCAGCCGAGACGGTCATGATCTCGGTGGACGATCGAGGCTCAATGGCCACGCCGTAGAAGTCATCATCGACAGCCCGTACCCTCGCCAATGCAGTGGCGTAGTTGCCTGAGTCGCCGACGAGCAACGGGGCGATCTTCAACTCCGTGCCAGATGGCACCTGGTTGTAGAACGCCTGCACGCCCAAAAATGTATTGGCTGTCATCTCCCCGGCTGTCACGAGCGCCTGGCCATCGTCAACTGTGTTGAGCGTGGTGATGGGTTCGCCGCTCATGGTGTTCGAGGCCGGGACGATCGCCAACGTGCCGCCGAAACCCTTCTGAGCAGCCGCCAGGGCAGAGAGCACGATGTTGATGGTGATGTTGCGCGCATGTGTTTGCGTCTGCGTTGCCATGATGTTCTCGCTTAATCGGTGTTGAAATCAACGGTGATGGTTTTGGCCTCAGTCAACGCCACGGCAGTACCGAGCACGCCACACTTGACCTCAAATTCCTGGATGTAATGCGGCTCGATGTCAGTCTCCAGGCGGGAGCTGACATCGCGGACGGGGCCAATGGGTTCGACGCTCAAGCCGTGCTTGCGCAACACCTTCGCGCCGGGATAACCCCACGTCAGGTGCTCGGTGGCGGTGGTGAGCCAGTCGAATGACTCCTCGTGGTAGCCATGAATGCTCACGACAACGCGACGATCACCGGCTGTTTGCATCTGCGGGGTGTCGGTGTCCTCATCGATGCCGAGCACCACCGTGTCCGTGCCGAGCATTTGGGGACCGATGGGCATAGACACGAGCAAGTGCGCGTGCGCCTTCTTCGTGCCGTCATGTCGCTCGACCTTGACTTGCGAGGCGTCGAGTGAGCAGCTCGCGCGCAGAAACTCGACGATGCCATCTTGTATTGCCTTCTTCATGGTGCCGCCTCGTCGAGCTTGGCCACGAGCGCCCATGTGTGGCGGATGATGGCGGACTGAGGCTTGGTGGCCATGACCTTGTAACGCTCACTGGTGCCTGCGATCTCGTCGTGGACCGTCACCTCGTCAGAGGGCTCGTTGGTCTTTTGGTTGGCGCTGCGCAACGGGGTGTACGTCAGGATCACGAAAAACGACCCGGTGCGGTCGCCTTCCTTGAGCACCTTGAGATCGTTGCCGTTGGCAGGTTGGAACGCTCCCGTAAACTCCAACGTCGCCCCGGCACCACGAGTGGTCGTGCCGTCTTCGTTGTCGATGTCAGCGGCAAACCGATGACGATCCATTGGCAGTTGTCCGATGATCATTTGACCACCTCATAACGCACTGCATCGTGCAGGCGCCCCGTATCCATCAAGCCCTGCGACTTGATTTCGTTTTGGATGTCTTTGACAGCCTCATCGCCGATACGATGCAACAGTTGCATTTGAGTCAGCTCATTGCGCGTGATGCGCTCGTACCCATCGGCCATCATGCGGTCGTATTTGGCGCGGTTTTGCTCGAATGCCTGACGCATAAACGCGTACTCGCGAGACGACTGTGTACCAAACTCCAAATAGAGCGCGACCTCAGCCACAGACTGACCACCCGGGTACTGACCCTCGAAAACACCCACACGCACAGAGGCATCCTTCAAGCGCATGATGCTGTCCTTGATTTGTTGGTAGCCCCTGTCTGTGTCAGTGATGGTCAAAATATGATCCCGGGTGTTTTGGCGGCGGTGAACAACGCTGCAAGTTCCAGATACTGTTGGCCGTAGACGGTTTGTGCGAGCACAGCGTCTGCCATGGAGTCGGCGAGCTGCGCGGTGTCACCAAACGTCACGGAGACATCGCGGGCCTTGAGGCTTTTAATGGCACCACCGACGCCTGCCGCTCCTGCGAACTGCTTCATCTCGACGGGCCTGTTGGCCAGTTCGTGCAAATGCGCTGCGACAAGGACGACAGCTTCGTCATAGAACGCTCCTGCCGTTGTCTTATCCACACGTGGCAATGCCCTGGCGAGGTATGGGTTGACCACACTCTCATCAAGGTTTGCTTTGGCGGGGACATATGCTTGCCACAGCGCATACGTGCTCATCGGACTCTCAGCTCGTTATCAAAGAGCTTGCCGACGACGGGATGCGTTACCCATTTGTCGACATCCGACTTGTCGAACTCGGCTTTGACAGGGTGCGCTTTGCCACTTTCGATGAGGTGAGCATCAAGCGCCGTGCCCAAAATCGTCTCATCTGGCATGCAGATAGGACGTTTGGACACGTTTTCGATGGTCACCTTGGTCGCTTTGTTCGACTTGGGCGCAGGAGCCGGTGTTGGCGGCTCTTGCTTCGGGGGGGCTTTCTTCGTTGTCACGTTGTCATCTCCTGACAAAGGGTTGGGGGTGTCGATCTGCTCGGTTTGTAGAGGAAGCGGTCGGGCGCCTCTACATCGCCCTCACGTTCACGCTTCCCACTCGAAGTAGCCCACCGAGGAACCAACACTGTCGACGAAGTTCAAGCCGCCATCGCCAGCAACGTTGATGAACTTCGTCACCAATCCAATGCGCTGACCTGGCATGGTGGTGAATTTGAGCGCACGCATAACCTTCATGCCCGAGTTCGATGGCAAGAGCACCATGCCGTCAACGCCCGTGCCGCCAATGTTGGTCAGCCGAGGAGAGGTCTTGACCTCGTTGATTGACGTGCGCTTGATCAGCTCGTCGATCAACGTCTTCTCGCGGTTGTTGTCCAACGACTTGCCGTTGAGGACGGCGTGCATGCGAGGAGACGTCCACAGCACAGTGGGCAATTCACTGTTGTGCCCCTGGACGGCGTTGATGATGTAGTTGATGAACCGGCGCATGACCTTGTGCATATCGCTGGCGTTCTGGTCTTCGCCGATTTTTTGCGTGGTCGTGAACAACGGCACATAGGGGTTGTCGAATGCCCTGAGCCACGCGCGCTTGTCGACGAAGCGGTCCACAGCAGCACGTGCGGCTTTCATCTTTCTTGCGCGCGTGTTGATCGTGCGTGCTGCCGTGGATTCGGCGAGCTGCTCCAGATAGGTCTGAGAGACATCGATGCGGTAGTAGTCGATGGGGAAATCCTCGAAGTCGTTCGACAACGTGATCTCAGGCGCATCGTTGGAGCGTCCACCGTCACCGATGATCTCAGGCTCACCCGTGACATCCAGACGATGCGCACGCCACGTCAGGGCACCAGGTCGAATCGAGTCATCGAAACCAAACGCCTCCTGGACGGTGTTTCGCATGTACTGCTCTTCGTAGATGGTCGTCAGCACATGCACCAACTCGTCGCGAGTGTATGGTGTGCTCGACGATGTCGCGGCGTCAGTACGCATGATCATTTCAACAGCCGCTTCGGGGAGACCCTGAAGCAAAAGTTCCGTTGCGCAATCAAGGCGGTATTCGTCAGGATCGACAAGTGCGAACAGGTCGCCCATCTGTGACGCCAACTCCTGGTCGACGATGATTTTATGTTTGCTCATGATATTCACTCACATGATGGCGACGAGGCCGCCGTTGATTTCAATAACTACAGGTTGAAAGGATTGACGCTTAGAACAGCGCCTGAAAGATTTTGCCGTCGACTTGACCGATAGACGCGCCATTCCACCAAACACGACCCGCGCCACGTTCAGCGAACAGCTCGCCCCTATCGGCGCCTTCGACGCCCACCCAGATGTTGCCATCGTATGCGGGATCGCCAGCTTTTGATGCGACCCATGCACCGTCTTGGGTGATGACATCCATGAACGCCTCGGGTTCATAGCCGTCTTTGGTTGCGCGCGCGGTGTAGCAGGTGATGCCTTCAATCTTTTTGAGGATGTCGTCGCCTGCGATGCTCTTGAGCACAGCGTCGCCGTTGATGCCGAGGTCGAACGTGGCGCCAGCGGTCGCAACCTCAAACTCCAAGTCACCACCGTTGACGGTCGTGGTGACAGAACTGGCAGGCAACACGCCGTCAATGGCTGTCTTGATTGCGCCTGCGCCTGTGCCCGATGCAACGTAAGTCTCACCCTCGTAGTGCACCTGCACCGTGGCAGCGCCTGCGCCTGGTGTGATGACGATCTTGCGTGCGGTCAGCCCGGTGTTGTCGAGGAGTTTGGCGGCACGCTGACTTGCGTTCTTCTTGGCTGGCCCGCCATCCATCACCACACGACCAAATGGCATCACGGCAGCCTCAGACGCGGCCTGCGTGGTAGCGACGGCGAGGTTGTCACTCTCGGCAACCAGGTCGAAGTCATTGCCTTCGTGCTTGCCGGTGAACGTCAACACATTCGTCGCCACGGTGAGCGCGGCGAGTTTGGCGATTTGAGGGTTGAACTTGTCGCGTGTGGCAATCGCCGCTGCCACCGTTGCAGCATCGCCCTCGGCACTTTCGGTGAATGCCAACTGCTCACCATCGACGCTGTACTCGTACTTGAAGTCATCGGCGAATGTGAGGGTCAACGTCTTGATGGCCACCTGGCCACCGTTGCCGTTTTCACGTGAATTGACGTTGCTCGAACGAGCGGGAAATGCGGGATAACCAACGACCGCCTTCTTGGGGCCTTGGTCGATACGTTGTTGGACAACTGTGTTTGCCATGAGTCGTGCTCTCGTAATGAATGATCGAAGTAGTGTATTGGCCTGGTGTGGACGCCTGCCCGCTTACTTGCTCTTGAGTTCGCTCGCGCTGATGCGTGTAGACTTTCGCTCGGTGGCGACGCTTGAATCGGTGTTGAGCAGATTCACGCCAAACTGAGCGTTTGAGCTTTTCTTGGGATCGGCGGGTGGCTGCTCGGGTGTCTCGGCCTGGGCGATGCGCTCACTCAGCTCTTGCCACATGGCATCGACCACCTCGTCAGCGCTGTCGGCCTTGATGCTCTTGAACTGAGAGGTCACGAGCGTACGCTTGAGCTGTTCGTTGGTGTGGTTTTCCTCGGCTTTGAGGCCGAGCTTCTTGAACGCGCCGAGCAACGATTGGCGCTCGTTGTACTGCTCGGTGAACGTTTTGGAGTCGGCCTTGATGGGTGGCTTGGGAGGTTCGCTTGTGCCACCACCGTTGCCTTTGCCTTCGAGCGCCTTGAGCCTGTTGTCGAACGAATCGAGCTTGGTCATGATGGCGTCGAGCTTCGGCCCCATGTCGTTTTGAGTGCTCGCGGGGGGATCGTTGTCACCCTCATCAGTGCGAATAAAGATGCCGGTCTGCACGCCAGCGTCATCGTTGTGAATCGTCATATCGACCCCTCCTCTGGGGTTGTCAGTCAATGCGTTGTGGTTGTAGGGGCCGCGCTGCACCTGCTTGGTGTCGTACTGCCCAAATTCAGGATCGGTGCCACCCGTATCGTCGATCTTGACTGGGTAACAGGGGCTGAACATGTTTTTGCCTGCCTCAATGGCAGCACTTGCGCTTTCATGCGTCAGGCAAATGTCTGCGACCTGGTGGTCCTTGCTCTCGTCGTATTCGCCGTGCATGGCGCTGCCGACCATGTACTCTTTGGCGGTCTTCGGCGTGACGATACGCTCCTTGGGGTGGTCGATGGTCACAGGCGTGCCGGCGATTGAATGGATGACCGCCTTGTCTTGGAGCACTTCACGCGGCACCAGCTCACGAATCTCACGACCATCTTTGGTCCTGTAAATCATGATGCCGGGCTTGGCCAAAGACACACGAGCGCGTATGAAACCCCACACATCCATCTTGTCGAACACAACTTCTTCGGTCTTATCAAACCGAACGGTTTCAATGATCGCCATCGGTGGCCCCCTCGTTTGCTGTCGTGCCGAGCAGTTCAATGGCCCGGTTGAGTTGTTCTTCTGTGAGTGTGGGCATCTGAGGGTTGTACTCACCCCCGCCATATCGGTGCTTGAGCAGCACATCTTTAGGCACGCCTGCCGCAATGAGCAGTTGGTCCAGTTCGGCGATCATTGTCTGAAACTCAGCCTGTTCGACAGCCAACGGCTTGTCGAAGTTGCCCGACTTGACGACCACGTCCTCCAACATCTGACCATTGGTGGGGCCGTTCTTGGCAGCGGTGCACACGGTGTACCAACGCTCCAACCAATCCGTGACATCGGATGTAAACAGACGATCACATCGCCCATTCCAGTTACGAGCTGACGCCTTGTCATCGGTGGACATGCCCGCCGGTGCCATGCCAAAGAGCTGCACGAGAGGTATGGAGGCAAACGCGGAGAGACCTTCGTTGGCCTTCTCTTTGATCTTATCCAACCCTGTCCACTGGATCTGCGACTGCTCGAAGTCCTCATCCTTATCGAGCACCACCAGATTATGAGCGCTCTTGTGGCGGTTGATGATGCCGATCTTAGATGTAATGAACGAGAAGAACCCCTCGACGCCTTTTTGTGCAGCGGAGTGGTTGAGCTTGACGATGGATATCTTGGCCTCGTTGACCAACCGCGCCATGACCTGCTCGATCACGGTGCCGTTTCGCAACTGGTCATAACCAGCCTGGAAGGTGCTGTCGTCGTACCCCATGTTTTCGATGCGCTTTACGCGTGAGAGCTTCTTGCCATACAGTTCGATGAGACGTGAGCGGTGGATACTGTGGCCTGCCACGACGCTGCCGTTGACCTGGACGGTCTGCGAGTACGTCAACGGCTCACCGAAATCATCCACCTCGGGGTTGCCTTGCCATGTATCCGGTATCAGCTCGGCACGCTCCAACACTTGCACCTGGAGGATGTTAAACTCGCCATCCAGATCCAGGGGGTCGCTCAAGTCAACGTCGTCGGCGTGTGTATCATCGGTGACGATCCACAACCACGCGTTGCCCTCGGGGCGTGCGAGCTTGATGGCCATGTCGAGCTTTTGTGCAAACTTTACACGTTTTTCGAGCGCCTTGCGGTTGTCATTGAGGTCCGCGTGGGACTCATGCGTAACAGTCCAACCATCACTTAAGACAGCCTCGACGAGTTCGTCGACACTCTTTTGTGCGTAGAGGTTGCCCCTGTAGAGTTCTGATGCTTGGTATTCATCAAGAGCGTGGACCGGCGCAACGGTCGCCATGACCGTGGGGTCTACATCTGCCATCCCGATGTTTGTGAGGATGTTCTGGAATGAGTCGAGACGCAGAGAACCCAGCACAGCACCCCAGATCGAGGGCTTCTCCTGGCTGGCATCAACGCCGTTTTCTGTCATCTACTCGCTAATATTGCGACTGCAATTCCAATATCTGCTCTGCGGTCAATGTATCATCACGGTCGACGGGGAACAATACCTGTTCAATGATTTGTGTCTCAGCGTCCACCATATCGTCTTTGGCATCCATGGGGAAGTTGAGCACCTGCGCCCTGTGTGCACGTATCCATGGCGCGATGGACTCGTCAGGATAATAGATATTGCCAGCACGATAATATGCCGCCACACGGCGCAGACGAAGCTCTTTCGTACCTGATGGTTGCACGCCGATGATACCGGGCACCTGATCACGGCGCATGTCGATGATGGTGACGCCGTCGCCCTTTTCTTCAATGAATCGCACCGAGGTCCGGTTCCACACCTCCATGACCTGGCACTGGTCCCATGCGTCAAGTGACTCGGTGGTGCCGAGCACGCCTCGCACCTCATTGACCAGATACAAGCGCCCTGGCCAGTCATCGGGCTGAAACCAGAGTTGGTTGACGAAGTCACTCGATGCAGGGTCACGGCTGCCATGTTTGGGGTCGCAGGACTGATACCATGTACCGGGGCAGTCAGGCAGGTGCATGTACGTCTGTATCCAGTCATCGCGGATGATGTTGCCGCCCGCAATGACAGGATTCTGCTGGTACAGCGCGGCGAAGCCTTCGGGATCTTGCTCTCGAATGCGCTCCAGCGACTCTTGTGTCTCCACATCTGACCACAACGCCTCACCGTATGCGCGCGGGTCACGAGGGTCGGACATGTCCTCACGAAGTGCCTCGAAGCGCAGTTCCACATAGGGCACGCCTGAGCTCTTGATGCGGCCTGACAGGTCATCGAGGTGCCAACGCGTCGCGAGGATCAGGCGCCGGTATGGACGCTTTGGGCGCTTGCGTGTGCCGAGCACGCGGTTGTACCAACGATAGGACTGGTCTCGAATGGTCTGAGAGTATGCCTCCTGGTCATCCTTGAGGATGTCATCGACAATCCCGATATCAAGCCGTTTGCCTGTGAGACCACCGCCACGACCAACCGTCTTAAATGACCCGTCACCGCCGATGACCTCGAAATATCCGGCTGTACGCTTTGCACCGCGTGTCTCATCGGTGACGGCCCGCCTGCTGTTGATCAGATGACCAAACAGATGACGAAACTCTTGCGAGTCCACGATGGCCTGTACATCCGCGCCCTGATCATCGGCAAATTGCTGTGCGTATGAGGCGTATGCAATACGGTTATCAAGGTCTCGCGCAATCAACCATGCCGAGGCCAACTTCGCGTACTCTGATTTTCCGTGCCCTGGTGGCATGGAGAACAGGAGCGTATACGGGTCTTTGGCATCCGCCCACTTTTGGATCTCTTCGCAGATGACTTCATGGAACCACTCAAGATCATATTGAGGCTTCATCAGCGCGACGAAGATACGGAAGAACCGACGCCCCAACTCCGCCAAGGACGCGTTACGGTCAGGCAGTGCGTCGAGCACATAACGTTGCTGCTCGTCGTTTAGGCACCCCCACAGCCCAAACGCAGCCATGGGCGTGGGACCGTGAACGATCGAACGCAGATCCCCCCAGTCAAACGCCTCGTCAGTCGTCTGAGTCATCGCCATCCTGTGGGGTCGCCCTCAGTTGCGTGACATCCACACCCACGAGGCCAAGCAACACATTGTCGGGGATGTGACCCATGGGGATGGTGCCTTCCACTTTGATGTTTTGGTCGGTGCTCAGTTCAGCGCGGTGAGCTGGTGGTGCCATGCTGGGCACAAGGCGCTCAAGCACCTTCAACGCTGTGGACGTGTCACCTTCTCGACCGATGGCCATCATCAGTCGCTTGACGGCAACCTGCTCAAGCTCTTTGTACAGTTCATTGTCACGAAACTCATCGACGGCATCTCTCCACCAGGAGCACTTCTTCCACAAACGAATGGAGCGCTCAGAGCACCCTGCCGCTTTTGCCGCCTGTCTTTGAGTGAACCCAAGATAGATGTACCCCGCAGCGCGCACGACCGTGCTCCAATCTTGAGGACGCTGCTCCGTATCGTCTTTTGCGGCAATTTCCATAACGCCTCTTCCTATCTCAACATATGGGCAAAATATGCGTATCCCTTGAGAATATGCGCATTTTGGTTGTAAATGGTGCTGTACCGAAACAACCGGGGACACCGGCCAGGGCGTCCGTCATGCCCCGTCAACTTGCCAGTTGCGTTTCCCCCGCATGGGGCATGGGCCATCTCGGTACAGCATAGTGCCCCGATCATTGATCGGGGCATCTTGTATTTTATGGGTGTTGGCCTGTGGGTAGCAGATCCCGGCAGGTCGTCACCTGTGGTGTGTCAGATGATGGGATAGGGTGTTGGCCTGCCCGCCTCATCCCAACGTTGTTTGTGGACACGCTTGAGCTTCTCTCGATGCTCCACTTCCAACTTAATGCTTCTGAAAATATCGATCGTTGTGGATGTCGGCCTGTTTCGCGTTCGTCTTCGGTAAGAGTCCAAAGAACTGTAAACATGACGATCAGACCTATGCTTGTATGGTCGATACCCCTTCATGACGGCCTCTTTGGTGGGTACAGATATTCGTTGAGCTTGGCGTTTGCCCAGTTCTGCAATGTCTGCAAAGTGCCGATGAGCACACTCAATGCCACAATGACCATCAATTCACGCCAACTTCGTTTGCTCACTGCCCTTGCTCCACATGTACGTGCAAACCGGGAGGATGCACGAAGGTCATGATAATGCGCCCACGTTTGGACTTATGAGGCTCCTCGACTGCGGCATATACATGCACGCCATTGATGCGCTCGGAGTCCTTCTTCCACAGTGTGCGCCGTTGGTTTTGATACATGATGTACGCCTGGGCGCGTTCCTCACCCTCGTCGATGCCTGCCACGCAAAACGACACATCGCCCAGACGCACGGTGTCACCCACTGCGATGCGTCGATGCGTGACCTTCACTTGAAGTACCCCCTCAAGCGTCTCGACCGTTTGATTGAGCCATGGACGCACCTGTTGGGCAGTCCAATCATCGCGCAATCTCAACAGCGCAAACATGTTACCCACCTCCACGATCAGGCAATGCTCACCACTGATGCTGCAAAGGAGCACATCGTACCCGCGCCGCTTGCCCGTACCGACAGCGCGACACACCACGGATGAGCAACTCAACCCCGCCACCAACATACGATACGAGCGCACGTGACGGCGGTTCCTCACCGATCGAGGCGACAGCCCCATGGGGATAAACATATCCGTTACGGACATGCCACACCCCTTTCGCCCGCTTCTGGCTCCACCGATGAGGCATGTCGCTCATAGACACCCTGTGTCCAGGCCACCATGCCCGCGATGTTCCATTGGCCAGCGGGCAGCTCCACCTCATCGGTGTACTCGCCGTTGGATGTGACCAGTACAGGCACATGCTCTTCCATGCGCAAGCCACAGTGGTAGTGTGGTCCGTAGACCATGCAAGGCAACGCGGCAGTGCGCCATCCATTGGCGGTGAGCATCGTTTCAAACAGATACCACTGCTCAGCGATATTCGGTGCAGCATCGGCTCTTTGTAACCAGTCCATACGACTCCTTGTGCAATGTTTTACACAGTTACTAATCGGGGCAGGCACAGCGGTCCCAATGCACAGATCTTCGATCTGCGTAACATCCCCTTGTTTTTGTTGTGATTTGATCGCCTGATCGAACTCAACATTTTGATCGATTTGCGACCAATTGAGCCAAATAAACGACGTTTGAGAAAAACGTGAACGGTGTTTGCTCGAAGAAAACGCTACTGCACAAAGATTTAGTATTTTTTCCTTTGTGCACTTTTGGCCCTTGTTTACCCTTAAAAGGACCAAGAAATGACGCGAGGTCAGCTCCCGGAAAGAACCTGACCTCGCTGTTGTGCGATCGCTGCAAGAGCTGCCACACGAATGGGTTGCATCATCTGTCAATTCTGACAGAAATGCAACCTCGGGAACCTCTTGCTTTGGTCGTAAAACCATCAAACAAAAGGACACTTCCATGAGCAAGTACATCACCTTCGACGTCGACCACAAAAACCGTTGCTCAGCGGGTGTTTGCAACAACAGTGGGTGGATTGACACACACCCCACGGCCATCATCGACACCGAGGACGGACCACGTGCATACATGACCAGCCGCACATGGGCACGTACATCCATCACCATCCATCCCGAGACGACCCTCGACCAGATCGAGCAGGACATCATGGCGCTGCTCGTTCTGGTGTACAGAGACTTCGAGGGGCTTCGACGCTTCGCGCAGTCTGCCATGCCATCCAATGAGGATAACGAGCTTGCCTTTGAGGCCAGACGACGGGCCGGACTGGTAGTGAAGTGACACATCAAAACAACCTTGCATTGACGAAGCGTGTGTGTGCGCCATCCCACCCTGCGTGAGCGATGCCGGTTGGCCCCTCGCGGTGTTTGGCGACGTTGAGTTCAGCCTCAGACGCGGGTGTACCGGGATTGTAGACATGATCTCGGTACGTGAAGATCACTACGTCGCTGTCTTGCTCAATGGCCCCTGACTCACGGATATCCGAGAGCAGGGGTCTTTTATCTGCGCGTTCCTCTAACTTGCGAGACAATTGAGCCAGCGCAATGACGGGGATGTGCAGCTCGCGCGCCGTGCCCTTGAGCGTACGAGATATCTCACTGATCTCTTGCTCACGAGAGCGCGCACCTGGTGCCTGCATCAGTTGCAGGTAGTCCACGAAGATGGCGCGCACCTTGTCACGCAGCACCCACCGACGGGCCAGCGTGTTAAACTGCGCCAGCGTCATCCTGGGCGTGTCATCGACGTGGAAGCCGTACTCCCCAAATTTACCGATTTGATCACCGAGGCGCTGCCACCCCTTGGAGTCGAGCGTGCCCTCCTTGAGCCTGCGCGAGTTGACCTCAGCTTCGGCACACAACGCGCGCTCGACGATCTTTCGAGCCTCCATCTCCAATGAGATAAACCCGACCGCATCACCCCCTTTGGCGATGTTAACTGCCCAGTTGTTTGCGAGCGAGCTTTTGCCCATGGCTGGCCTGCCCGCCACCGTAATCAACTGGTCGGGGTATGCTCCACCGAGGATCTCATCCAACGACCGGATACCGCTTAACAGCCCCGTGGCGCGTTGCTCTCCTCGGGTGATGGCCTCCCACCTATCCATCGCCTCGTACATGAGGTCTGAGAGACGGTGGGTGCGTGTCTGTTGGATCTGCGAGAGGATGCGGGTGGGTTCGTCTTCGGCGTATGCGATGAGTTCTTCGTAGGTCGCGCTCTCGACCATCTGGCGCATCTCATCGCCATGGGTCACCAGTTGCCGCGTGACGTGCTTGCGGCGCATGATGTTGGCATAGTGTAAGACATTGGCCGCAGAGGGCACCTCATTGGACAATTGGGTCAAAAAATGAGCACCACCCACGGCCTCATACACATTCATCTCGACGAGCCGGTCCGTCACAGTGACCACGTCAATGGCCTCAGCGCGCTCGTGCAGATGCAGCATCGCGTCGTAGATGTAGCGTGTGGACTCGCGATAAAACGACTCACGGGTGATCATCGTGTTGATCTCATCCATGGCCGTATTGTCGATGAACACAGCACCGAGCACGGAGTTCTCCGCCTCGTCATTGTGATACGCAGACACGCCAGCATTGTATACCTGACTCATGGCGCCCCCTGCATGTGGATGACACCTTCCTCGCCCGCCATCTCATTGATGCGTCGCATCGTGCGAGCGCCAAACATGGGGTGTTCTTTGAGGGCTTCAGGGGAGACGTTCGATGCCATGACTGTGATGCGACCGTGACGGTATCGGTCGTTGATGATGCTCGACCACTGCCGAAACTCGTACTCCGTGCCAGCGGACAGGCCCAGCTCGTCGACCAGGAGCAACCCCACATCTGCATAGTGTTTGTATGTGCGCTCGAACCGTTTGAGGTCTGCCATGATCTCGGGTTCGGTCACGTACATCATTGACGGCAAGTGCTCGTGATGGTGCGTGGCGAAGTTGAGGGCGAACTTGTGCAACAACGTCGTCTTACCCACACCAGTGTCACCGTGGAGCAGCGCCCACTTGTACGCACTGGCGTCGTGATGGCCGTTGATGATGTCCTGCAATGGCTCAGGAAGCGTGACCTGGAGCTTGAGCAGGACGGCGAGTTCGCGGCGAGTGATCACGCCACACAACGCCTTCCTGATGCGCTCGCTCGACTTTTTGGCCTGGTACTCCCGCTCCTTGGCTTTGCTGCATGAGTCGCAGTATGGACGAGGGAATGAATAACTTGCAAAACCAAGCACCTGCATGGTGCATCCGCACTCTTGACATGTTGTCGTTTCCATCATTTCCCCCCCAACTGCATCAACTGCACGAGATGTTGTTCTACCGCTGTCAGCTCGCGCTTGGGTTCATCTGGATCGGGTTTCTCGAACCGATGCGCTTTGCCACCCAAACCAAACCCTTCTTCGACCGGGATTCGCGCCTTGGGGTACTTGACCGGCTTCTTGCGATCGTTAAGGCTGATGATGTTTGCGGGGATGTGTGGAGGCGTGTTGCGTGCGCGCTTGACGAGCCATTCCTTGCCGTCTGTGCGCAACGCACTCAGGATGTGGTTGTCGGAACTGATGCGTGGTCGCAAATCACAGAGCTTATCTTCGATGAAGGTGCGCCAGGTGTCGCTGTCGGCAAACGCCTTTTGTGATGCGCGCACATTCGCGGGAATGGTGCTTGAGAGATGTTCGACCTGATGCTCTTTGAGCTGGTCCGCGAAGAACGTACAATCGGCCTCGAAGATGTCTTCAAGCGTCTCGGGTGTTTCCTCGTGCGCGGTGTCTTCTGAGATCGGGGTGGTAGCCTGCCTGCCCTTTTCTTGATCAGCTTGTTTGGGTTTTCCTTGTCCTTGATCAGCTGAAAGAGACTCTGGCGGGCGGGCTGGCTGCTCAGATAAATCGTCTATATAAAGGCAGGCCGGGCGCGCGCTCGTGTAGCACTGTTTGTGCCAATAGAGGGACTGCTCCGCCAAATAGTCAAATTCCTCAATGTATTCAAACGGATGAGGGTTTTCAATGTGGTGTGCAGTATTTTCACAAGGGTGAGAAGGGATTTCACACCACTGAACATAATCGCGTGAAATTGCTTCACATCCATCATGTGCCTGTGAAAATATTTTACTTGATCTGCGTTCAGTATGTGAAGCAATTTCACAGGGGTGTGCAGGAATTTCACTTGATCTGCGTTCAGTAGCCAACTGATAACCAACTTGGTTTTGCTCGTCTCGAATGAGCACAAACCACCCGGCATCTTCGAGTGCTTGGCGGTGGCTGATAATGGTTCGGCGGGTGCACGAGGAGAGGTTTGCCAGTTCGGTGTCGGTGATCCAACACATTTCTCCGCTTTCAGCTTCGGGTCTAAGGGCCAACGCCATGAGGATGGCCTTCTGAGCTTTGCCCAGATCGCCTTGGCTTACTCTTCTCAGGTAATCGATCGTGTTACTGTACATAATGCCTCCATGCGCTTGACGCGCGTGTGCCGGAGGGCTAACCTGTGTCCACCACAGACTTAGACTAGGCCTTCGGGCATGGTTGATTGAACGCTCGCAGCATCATTGCTGCGAGCGTTCTTTTTTTGGGGGATTGAAAGCCGAAACGACACTTTGTCATGGTGCACTTCAAGTGAAGAAATCCACCCGCCTTGTTCGGCTTGAGACAACAGGTCGAGGCCTTCAGGCAAGCTGAGGCCTGAGGTGTCGAATATCTGTTGAGCTTCATCGAGACCAACCAAGCAGGTGCAACACTGCTGAATTGGCAACCACAGTATTGCGGTAAGCCAATCTCCAGTTCCACCACCCCCATGTTTGGGGACCTTCGTAAGCCATAGGGCGAGTGTTTTCATAAGACAAACCATTAAGTGACATTCTGCATCACTTGAACAATATTATCGCCACAACCCTAAGTCAACAGATAAAAAAAAGCGCACCGATGGTGCGTTGATCGAAGCGCGATCTGGTGACGTTATTTAATGACTATGCCGTTTCTGCGCATCTCCATTTCGTGCTCAGCCCTTGCAATAAGAAGAGCAAAGCTTACATCAAGCGCCAGAGCATACTGAATCATTGTTTTGATGTTACCGTTTTTACCGTTCTCCAGATCTGAGATCGTTCTTCGGTGCAATCCGGCTATATCAGCCGCTTCCTTTTGGCTTAGCTTCTTAAAAGATCTTTCGATCTTCAGTTGAAGGCCAATTGATTCCAAGGTCTCTTGAAGTAGCTCTTCATTGCTCACGATGCGTATATCCCCACTCTGGTTGGTTTGATTGGTCAGAGTGTTTATTGGTGAAAGTGCCTGCATTCTCGCGCTCCATTGAAGGGATTCTAGATCGAAAAACTCGCCGTTTGAACAATATTTCCGCCAAAGGGGATTGACATGAACAATATCGTCGCCATAATGACAATATCACCGCTTAGTGGTGATCTTCAAGTCAACAAGGTGATAAATTGTCATTTCAGTTCTGAGCACGGCGAAAATCATGTACACAGCGAACGACCTCACCAAAATCAACGTCCTCATCGACGCCCAGGCCAAACAAATCGATGCTGCTATCGAGCGCACCTATGACGCTCTGAGTGCGTTGATGATGGGTGGTGATGACATCAACCACCTTCGCGGCATGTACGACGCATGTGAGCGCACCATCGTGTGTCTGCAAAACACCATGGACATGTACCACCGCAGGTATGAGGCCATCTTCGCGGATGTGCAACCCGCCAACGACGACGATGAGATTGACCCCAAGGGCAAGGACTTCTGGGGCCACTACGGACGCATGAAGCAAACCGTCAGATCGATGGGGATCGACGACGAAGCATGGCACGAGTCGATGCGCCCCAAGTATCGCGTGCGCTCAGTTCGCCAGACCACCAACCAACAACGCCTCAATGAGCTGCGCAAAGCCGAGTGCATCCTCGCGCTCTACGAGTCCGCCGAAATGGTCCGTGAGGGCGCTGGCATCATCATCCTGATGGCGTGTGCCAAGGCCCGGGGGTGCGAGCTGCACGAGCTGCATGGCCTGCCCGCCAGCTATTTCTACAAAGTACAACAGCGCCTTGATGAAGAGCTTATCAACACAGCGCACAGGAGGATCGCGTGACGATACCAACACCTGATTCATGGGAACGATCAAAACGCCCCTATCACGATTGGGACTCCAAGCGCCTGGAGCAAGCCATGCGCGTCTACATGGAACGCGTCAAAACGGTTGAGCCCAGGGTTCGCATGGCCATGGAGCTGAAGATCCAACAAATGCAGGCCGAGTTCTTCTGGCGAGAGAAGGAAGTCAACGCGTGCTGAGCAATTACAAGCAGCTCATTCGCCACCTACGCCAGGAAGCCAACATGTCCGATTTACTCCAGTGCCTCAAATGCAACTCAACCGAGCTGAGCGTCACCGTGCGTAGCATCCACGATTACATGGAGACAGGCACCTTTTACCTCAACGGCGAGCAAGAGGGTGGTGACACGCACTCGACGGATGCGCCAACGGTTATACGCACAAGCCCTTTCGACTGTGAGTCATGTGGCCACACGTTCGATCCGCCTGATGTGCCAAAGATCAAGCTCGAAGAGCAAGGCTGAGCAACACAGGTCGATTCATCATCCCATGGGACATTGATTAGCGTCCCATCGTTCGAGCCGTACAGGTCGGCACCATCGGTTCAATCCCGAGCGAACGACTGACACACACCACGCCAAACCACATCACAACTGCGGTTTTCCAATATCACCTGTGGTGTGTGTCTTCACTTACGAGAGCATCATGAGCAAGCAGCAAACAGTGGCGATGACCGCACCATTTCAGGACACTGACGAATGGTCAGTCTGTGACGGTTGTGGTCAGCCCTCGGCACACCTCACTGAAGTCCGCGAGATTAGAGTGCAGGCCAGCCACACCACGCGCATCTGCGTGCCCCTGTGTCCTGAGTGTATGCACAAGGTACACAAGTACATGAAGGGGCCATCACCATGTTGATCATGCTCGGCTGGCCTCACGATGGCCCAACAAGTCGCATCGCATTGTGCGTCATCATCGGCCTGTGCGTGCTGTACGTGGTCGCGATGCTCATATGGCATGGAGATGGCCATGAATCAGATTAGGCGCATCCACCCTCAAACCAGTTGGATTGTCGGGGACTACACCACAGGCAGCTCTGTCGAAGCCATCGCCGAGCGCTACGGCCTGGAGGTCGAAGCGGTCAAGGCGATCGTCGAGTACGGCATGGAAGAGCGCGAGCGGAAACGCGCCGAAGCCATGCCTGAGCAAATATCACAGTCAGAAGGCAGGCAGGCCGAACCCACTGAACCTGTCGAAGTCCTCGCGCCTGAAATATCCAACGAATACAGCATATGGATGCCACTTGAACGGTTGGCGCAAGCGCTCGGTGTGGATGAGTACGATCTGCTCTGGTGGATCGACACGCCCGAAGGTGATGCGTTGGGCCTGGAATGCACACAACTCAACGGAGGCGGCGCGCATCTGTACCGCGCTTTCAAAAACACGGAGACCACATGACAGCACAGATCGATATCATCGACTATCTCACAGACATCGAACGTTCGCGCCTGGCGGAGCTTGAGGCCATCATCGATAGGGGCAAGCGGGCCTTCATGGAGGTTGCAGACGCCCTTATGGAGATCATGCAGGGCAAGTTGTATCGCGAAACACACACAACCTTTGAGGGCTATTGCTCTGATGTGCTGGGCATCTCACGGCGCCGTGCATACCAACTTGTCGAAGGTGCCCGAAATGTGCAAACGATTGCACAAGAAGGTCTTGTGCCGCCTGTGTTCGACAGCACCGCACGCGAGCTATCGCCACTGCCCGAGGAGCAACGTGCGCTTGCGTGGGAATGGTGCCAGAACATCAGCCAACGTGAGCAACCGCCTGCTTCGCTGGTCAAAACCATTGTCGCGGACGTGCTCTCTGGTGACCCTGCCATCTATGAAGTGCAGCGCCTCAAGCGCGAATACAGGGCAGTAGCCTGGGCGATCATGTTGCAGTTCGTCGACGAACCGGATGCGGCGACTATGAAGATGGTCGTCGAGGTCTTCATTCGTGATGTGGCCCCCGAAGATGTTGATCTGGTCGAGTATTATACCGCCAAGGTCAATCTCCATATGGATTCAGTGGAGCAGGCCAGCCAGTGGCAAAAGGTGCTGAGCATGGCACAGGTCGTCAGCGGTCTCGACGATCCACCCGAGAATGTCACCGAACAGGTGCGCTGGCTTATGGGATGTGTGCCCTCTCTCGGTGAAGCTCTTGGCGGGATCCCAAAAGGCATGAAGGCGTTGGTTTGGACCATCGCGCTGATGATTTACAATACGCCCAACACGCTGGGCATCCAGTGGGTTGCTGGTCACATTCGGCGTGAGGAAGTCGCCACAAGCGCTCCTCGCGAATGGACGGCGCAACAGTGGCATGACCATTTGTTGGAGTTGATGGACGAAGAAGAAACCAAACCAAAGAAGAGCGCCATCGAATCAGGATACAGCGAAGAGCAGGAGAAGAGCCTGCCCGCCCCTGATCGACCCAAGGATCTTGAGGATGTTCCCGAGGAGACAGGCGGGGAACTGGACCGCGATGCGTGGTGTACCCCTGTGTGGTTCATCGAAGAGGTTGTGCGGCCATGGCTTTGGGGCACGATCGAACTCGACCCATGCTCCAATCCGCACGCCCAGGAGAAGATCGGCGCCAACGTCGCATACTTCGAGGAGCACGACGGCCTGGAACGCGACTGGCACGGCAAGGGGTTTATGAACCCTCCCTACAGCCAGCCCAAGGTCACAAAGTTCTGCGAGAAACTCGCCAAGCACCACACTGAAGGCGATGTGCCCATGGCCGTAGCCATCATCAACTCAACCACAGACACCAACGCTTATCACGCGTTGGCCAAAACAGCGCGGTTTGAGGCCCACCCCAACCGGCGCATCAACTTCTGGCATCGCGACACCACGAGCGAGGACTACAACCGCCACAAGCAGACCGTGTTCTTCTTTGGCGATGGAGACACCAGCGTCATTGGGGAGCTGCTCAACAAAGGGTGGAGCATCAAGCAGCGCATTGATTACGGACAGGACGGTGATTCAGCGTGGGCTATTCGCGAGCTCGTGATGGCTCGCGAAGCTCTGGGCGTTGACCCTGAAACGGATATTTCACTGTGGCGCGTAATCAAGTGCCTGATGGTGCACCTCGACCAACACGGCATCACCTTCGATCCGGATGGCTTTGCTGACCAGGAAGAGAGCGATGGCAACGACGCTTCCATGGACCATCACTTCGAGCGCGCTGAACGTCTGTTGGGGGGTGAGTGATGCACTGGCTACTATGGATATGGTTCATGGGCAAGGCACTACCGATTCTGATCGCAGCGGCCCTTGTTCAGCGAGCCAAACGATGGTGGGCAAAATGAAAACACACTTCCTCGTGATCGCCCTGGTCGTCTTCAGCTTCACGCTCGTCGCGCTGGCCTGTGTGTCGCTGTACATCACGATCAATCCACCAACCGAACAGCCTCAACAACCCATAACCCACACACATCCCGCTGATAACTACCGAGGGCCGTGTTGGTGCTCAGTGCGTCAGCGATGGATGTGGTGTCGAGAGATAGACCGATGACCGAAGACACACCCAAACATCAATGCAGCATATGCAACAAAGTCATCACGCAAACCACTCCCGCCATCGGTTCGATGGATGGCGAGCGGCTCGTGCTCACGTGTATGCCCTGTGTTGAGGATTTGCAGGATGGCGGTAAAGAGGATGCCTGAGCAGCCCACAAACGAACAGGGCTACGACCAGTGCACCGGATGCAGCATGGGATTGGATGCGGACGCTGTATCGGTCGCCCTGCTTCACGAGAGCTTGACGCCGGGCCTTATGACCATGAGCCGGTTTTGCCAACACTGCCACGACGAGTACCTATACAGCGACTACCTGTGTGACGAATGCGGCACCATCTATCACGGCAATAAAAACCACCCCCACTGCACATGGTGCGATGGGGAAGGACACGAAATACCATGACCAACGATGTCAACTTAACCACATGGACCATCGACGAGATTCGGGAGAAGGGGCCTGCCCGCCTGGCACTCAAGCATTTGCATCAAATCATCCCAGCAAGCCGCACCACCATCTATCGATGGAGAGAGGACGGGGTCATCCCCGGCGAGCATAAAATAGGCAAGATATCGTTCTGGTGCCGAGATGCAGTGTGTGACTGGATGGAGTCGATCGCCGTGGACAAGGCGGGCTAACCCATGCGACCGTTCCAGCGCGTGGTCTTTGACAGCACAATAAGAACAGTCGCATGGGCACCCTCTTTCAAGGAGTTCCCATGATAACAGCAGACAAACGTAACGGTAAGTGGCAGGTGTATTTTCGATACGTCTGCCCCACGACCGGCAAACGAAAACGATTTCGTAAGAACGCCCCACACGCCACCAAGCGCAAAGCCCTGCAATGGGGTAAAGAGCAAATGGAGCGCGTGACAAGTCCGCCAGCTCGCCCGCCTGCCCCATTGTTTGAGGATTACATTGAGATGTACATCGAACGGAGCAAGGCGTTCTTGCGACACTCCACCCACAAAGGACGCACAACACGTCTTCGCGGACACCTTCTTCGACACTTCAAGGGACATCGGCTTGACGAGATCACAGCGCTGGTCATTGATGGGTACACCAGCCTTCGCCTGGAGGACGTTGCGCCTGTGACGGTGCGAGGTGATTTGGCCATTTTGTCCACAATCCTCAACCAAGCCCTGGATTGGGATCTCATCGAGCGTGTGCCGAAGATCCGCAAACCCAAGGTCGAGGCCAGCTATGAACGTTGGTTTACGGTTGGGGAAGCGACGGCCATCGTCGAGCAGTCCAAAAATGAAAGATGGTTGAAGAACCTCGTCGAGTTTGCCCTCAACACGGGCATGCGCACGGGCGAGCTGGTGGCCCTTCGTTGGGATGACATCAGGATGCGCTCGAAGGAAGTTGTCGTGCGCCGCTCATACTCGGATGGCGTGACAGGACCAACCAAGGGCGGCAAGCCTCGGACACTGACACTCAACGATACGGCGTGGTCAGCGCTCATGGCACAACGTGCACAGAGCTACATGCGTGGTGGGCTTGTGTTCTGTCGGGATGAGGGCGCGCAGCTCACCCGCGATCATCTTCGCGATCCATGGGAGCGTGCGCTCAAACGTGCTGGCGTGGAGCACTGTGGGATGAAGACACTTCGTCACACCTTTGCATCGTGGTTGGTGCAAAACGGTGTATCCCTCCAGGTCGTATCAGAGTTGCTCGGACACGCCGATCTCAAAACGACGCTCATCTACGCACACCTTGCTCCAAAAAACCACAGCGACGCAGTTGCTGCGCTGGACAAGATTGTCCACCATTTGTCCACTGACCAAAATTTGGCCTGAAACGCAAAAAGGCCCCAAACTGAGTAAATCAGCCTGGGGCCTCGATGCGGAAGGGGGGACTCGAACCCCCACAGGTGCAATACCCACTAGATCCTTAGGGTCACGCCCCACGCGTTTATCAAACCCAGTGCTCATGCGGCTTTTCTTAATTTCACTCGTAAGTGCAACACTTTAAGCATCGTTCATATTGTTTCATGTGTTCCAGTGGTGCTGCGCTCGTTTCACTATTTTGTCCACTGAGTGTCCACTGAGTCAAAAGACGTAGATATCCCCAAAATTGAATGATACAGTTTGACAAATTTTACCGACGCACAACGTCAGCACTAACCTGAGAAGGGGTTGAAACTTGAGCCATATTTATATTGGTTCAGGGTAAGTGCGTTTTGTGTTCACTGTATCAATGGAGTCTTTTAGATGAGGAAGCTATCAGCTTACGAAAACATGCCCGTACCGGGACAGATTGGAGGTGCTATCAAGGGCGGCATCGTCGGTTTATTTTTTGGCCTCATGGCTGGCTGCATATCTAGCGCCATGGTGGGGATGATGATTGCCACCCCTCCGGACGGAGAGGTCAGCTTGGCACCCGGCATCGTCTTTGTCCTGACGCTGATCGGTTGCATTGCCCTCGGCGTGGGTATTGCAATTTTCATGCGCCAAAAAAAGCTCAAGGAAATACACGCGCACGAGGTGTGGCAAAAGGGTTACTGGGAAGAGTTGGACCGCATTATGCAAATGGTCCACGAAACAAATGGCGATTACATCGCTCAACAAGACTTCAGCCACTGGCATGGCCTGTATCGACCCAAGGCAAACGAACCAGTGCTTTGGATGGGGGCTTGCGGCATGACGGAGCAACGCGAGCGCGTCAACGCAACTGTCAGAGTCGGCGCGGTCAAGTTTGCGCGACTGCCCTTCAAGAGCCTTGGATACGCCAACGTAGAGAAGGTCATCGAACACAAGGTCAAGTATGACCACATGGAAGGTGAAGGAGTCTTGGTCATCACTCCCCAACGCGTAACCTTCGTCAGCCAAGGCCATGGCCAAAACTGGTCAATGCCATGGAATGATTTAA